GTTTCACACTACGTGACACTATCGATATCGACAAATACTTGAGAATCAAACACTCTCTTGGCATGATACCCAGCCCTGAACCAAGCTTCCACAACTTGTATAACGAAATCTTCGTTAGAAATCGACGCCTCATCCATGAAATCAAAGAACTTAACCCTAAGTTCTGGAATGAAGACGGAACCCCCAAGCCTTACTTTTGGAACACTGTACACATCAAAACCACAGTAGTTGAAGAAGGAGATGACGACAAAATACGCATAGTATTTGGCGCTCCTAAACTCTTACTATTCTGTGAGAACATGTTCCTCTGGCCCCTACAGGCTACATATCTGAATACCAACACTGGATTCATGATGTGGGGACGCGAAATCATCCGAGGAGGATGGAAGAAAGTTTCACTAGAACTATCAGAGATTGGAGACACACATGGAATACTGTGCATCGACTGGTCTGGATGGGACAAACGTTTCACGTTTGAACTACAAGATGAGATCCACAAAATTTGGAGATCTTACTTTGATTTTTCAAGATACGAACCCACTTCTACCTACCCGAATGCAAAACCTGACCCTACAAAGATCGAGAGACTCTGGAAATGGACATGGTCTGCCACCAAGCATACACCACACATGATGCCTGACGGAAGACAAACCACCTGGAACTACTCTGGATACGGATCCGGTTATCAAGGCACACAGCTCACCGATTCCTTCGGAAATGCTATAGTCACAACGACTTGCGCATCAGCTATGGGCATTGACATATTTCAAAAAGATTTCTACGCTAAATTTCAAGGCGATGATGCTTTCTTACGATTCATCCAATGGCTTCTGAAACTTTTCGGACCCACTTTCCTCGCTGTCTTCGCAGACACGGCTAAGCACTACTTTGGTCACGAATTGAGCATTAAGAAATCACGAGTCCTTTCAACTATAGAAAGAGCAACCATGTTAAGCTACGAATGCAAACACGGCCTGCCCTTCCGTACCGTTGAAGACTTACTCCGACACCTGTTCTTCCCAAGAAGAGCGCGCACCTGGTCACAACTGGCTGGCGCAGCACTTGGCCTTGCTTACGCGAATGCTGGAATCCACGAACGATTTCACTTCCTATGCGAATACATCTGGAACAAGATAGTCCATGAGAAACAACTCAACCCCGAAGTTTCACGAGACGTCGAAAGACTGTTCTTGTACAACTACGTACCTGAGTTAACTCAACCACTCACAACAAAGAAGTTCCCTTCTTTCATCGAGCTTTGCTCGCTAGTTCAGACACATCACCAACGATCTGACCTTGAAAATGAAAAACTTTGGCCCACTAAACACGAATCAAAGCAGGGATTCTTTTTCCTCAACCCGGTCTAGTTTACCGTTTAGGATTGTACACTATAATTTATTTTATCACTGACAAAAAAA